TGCTCCTTCACCTACAACAAAGTTTCCATCAGTTACGGCTAATCCTGCTACGTCTTGTAGTTGAGCATCTAGTCTTGCATTGGCAACTGTTCCTGTAAGTTGACTTGCATCAATGCTTTTGTTTGTAAGTGTCTGTGTTCCAGAGAGTGTTGCTACAGTGCTATCAATAGCCACTGTAAGAGTATTAGCAGAACCACTTGTGTCGATACCCGTTCCACCAGCTATATCTAATACTTCACTGTCTAAGTCTATGCTTAACGCACCACCAGTATCGCCTTGGAAATCTAAGTCTTGTGCAGTTACTTGAGCATCTACATAAGCTTTGATTGATTGTTGTGTTGCTAAAGATGTAGCACTATCAGAAGATAATCCATCCTCGTCAAGAATAGCCGTAACTGTTGCACCACTAGCTAGTTTTAAATTACTAATATTAGCTACGTTACTTCCGTCTAAAAACACTGTCTTTGCAGCTGGTAATGTACAAAAAACTGTTCTTGTTCCTGCACTCCAGTTAACCGCACTACCAGAATTAGAACTGGCTAATATTGTTGTTCTTGCTAAAGTTGTACCAGAAGCAGTAAAAGTTCCAAGACCAACCTCAAAGTCTACATTGTCGGTACAAGCATAATATGTTGTATCCCCGTCACTAAGATTGGCAGTAAAAGTTTCAAAACCAGTAACGGCACCACCTAATGTAAGGGTGCCAGTACCAGTTGTTGTGGTTGTTTCTTTTACTCTATCTGATATTACTAGTGCCATTACTTCAACTCTATTGTCAGATTCCCTGCATTGATTCTAAATATATCACCATCAGCTATAACCTTACTAGCATCCAAAGCACCTACAAATAATATATTACCACTTGTTAAAGCATCGGCTACAAACACATGTGTTATTGTTTCTGTTGTGCCACCAGATGCTGGGTATTCAATATTCCCAGAATTAGTGGCAGTTTGAGTATCTGTGCTATCATCACCTATTGTAGTCCAATTTGCAGCCGTTACTTGTTGTCTTGCATAGTTAGTAAATGTCGCTTCTGATACTTCTGAAGATCCAAGCTCGGCTTGATTTGTAATACCTGTTGCAAGACCAACATATATACTATCCCCAGGACTAGAAAAACTCAGAGAGTCGTTCTTGAAGATATAATGTAATAACCTTCTCTCTAGGTAATTGGTTGATGCATTTGCTGTTGCCATATTTAACTCCTATGTTCTTGGTCTTGATGGCAGACCTGATCTATAACCATCTGTGTTTTCTCTTGCTTCTCCAAAATCTTTTAATCTTTCTAGATACTGCATATACAATTTATCATAGTTTTGTATTACGTCTGGCTCACCTTTCATAAATGTATATGCCTCTATAAGAGAACCATAAAGCAATGCAAAAGGTGCGTTTGTACTAATCCAAGTTGTACCATCGTCTGCTCCTGCGGTCAAACTAGCAGGTCTATAATAATAGTGTAATTCAACAGTGTAGTTTGCATCTGGAGTCGGTGCTAAAATAAAGTTATCTACATCAAATTTAGCATAATATTTAGGTGTACCTGTTGTTGATGAGCTAGGAGAATACTCTCTTAAAAAATTAACATCCTTCTGCAAAAGAAAATTCTCTGATCCAGCTGTTGTTATTTGCAAAGAAAACACACTTAAAAAATCTGATGGTACACTTAAATAAGGATCAGAAGATGTCATAGCACTCGTAACATTCTTTCTGAATATATCTAAATCAATACTTTTGAATATTTTTTCTTCGGCTGCTTTAATAAAATTATTAAGCTGAGAAACAAATACTGTTTCATCATTGTCTGTATAATCTTGTATTGCTGTCTTTAATGTTGCTAATGTAAAACTCATTTATGTCCCCAATGTAACGGGGCCAGCAGTAACTCTACCACCACCACCTTTTGTTCCATTTGTTCCCGTACCACTACTAGCAGTGAAACTGTATCTATTATCATCAATCTTAGTAATACTATAGCCACTAGCATTTTCTAAAACAGTTTTTGTAAAACCATCAAAACTAGAAGCATTTCTAAATCTAACTGTATCACTTGTACTTCTTCCATGAGACGGTTCAAGGACTGTAATCACTGCACTACTAGCTGTGCTTGTAAATGGATTTAGTCCAAGAAGATTCTCTACGGTCACTTCTGACCTTCCATCCACTCGTGGTTGGTACAAGGCTGTTGGATCTGGACCAGGATGATTTGGTTCTAACTGAGGATGTTTAGGCTCGTATTCATCGGGGCCAACCTTCAAACCATTCCACTCTGTTTTCATCTCTCGTAGACGATAGCGAAAACCAGATCGATCTGAATAACCCCATGCTTTTTTACCTGTTGCAAACCTAGCCATGCTTCTTATAATCCATCTTTATTTTTTGTTCTAAGTGGCTTATTAAAATCTTTCTCATCTTTTCTGCTCTATCTCTATTTGTAAAAGAATATTCACGAATATCATCATTACTTAAACGAATAGAAAAACTATAAAAAGCTCCAGACTTTTTGATAGGTGATGCACTACCAGAAGCTATCTTGCTAGTGTTAACTAAGGTTCCAAATTTTGTTTCAATAATGTTTGTCATATTAGTAACTATAGTATGTCATGCTAGGGGTTAATTTTAAAGGAGTGCTATTAGCATCCTCTGCTGCGGCTCTTTGAAATTCTTCTTCATAAACAGCTTTCAATAACTGAACTCTCTCTGGTGCTTTCTTCATTGCTAGATAATATGCAAGTCCTGCTACCATACAAGGAAGAAATCTAAACGGAGCATCTGCATTATTAACTAAAGCATCTGCATCTTGAATACGGCTTACATAATAATAAACTAATGTGTATGTAGCATCAGGTGTTGACCACAAAGTTATAGTCGGAGTTACTTGTCTATCAAAGAAGTACTGACTTGGTTGACCACTATTTGCTTTATTGGGAATAGTTAAATATTCACTACGGCTCATTTGAGTCAAAGTAAAATCTGTCCCACTACTGTTTCTTAAAACAACTTCCAAGAGATCGACATAAGTAGAATCAAATGAATATGTTGCCGTACCAGAAGTAATAGTTTTAGTGTCTTGTGTGACTGTCCACATATTCAAACCTCTGTTCGCCCAATCAGCAAACATAAGATTTAGTGAACGTCTAGCAGTTTTAGCATCGTAGCCAGTTCTCATTTCTAAACCACAACGCTCATAAGCCTCTTCTATTATCTCACCGACATCTAAGTCGAAATCTCTTGAATTTGATGTTGCCATTTACTTCTTTCTCCTAAGAGACTTAACTCTTCTAGGTGCACCAGCTGGTTGCCCTAACTTATTCTTTTGTCTTATTCTACTACGTTTTTCAGTAGAAGTCATCTCCGAAGCAGTTTTCGGAGTTTTCGAAGACACCCTTTTACTTGGGCGACAATAAGGCGTACCCCTTTTTTCGCCCTTTTTACGACCACATGGCTTACCCGTTTTAACATCTTTCCAGCCCTCCTTAAACCATCTTTTAAGTGCTAGTCCTGATTTTGTCTTTCTTACTGCCATTATGTAATCTTTGTCTTCTTTCGTCTTTCATTCAAGACATTACCACAACCTCTTGCGATTCGTGGATCTTTTGCTTTTCTTTTTCTATAAACTTTTCCATTAGACGCTTTGATAACGGCTTGTTTATCCATAATACCACCATCTGCTTTTTTACTGGAATTACCCCAGTTCTTCGCACCTTTTTTTCTGCAAGCGGCTATGGCTCCTGATGCATATGCTGACGGGAAAACCTTATACCTTGACTTTACTTTGTGATAACATGCGTCTTTTGGCATTTCTTTTTCTTTTTTTACTTCCACTTGAACCAGGCTTTGTTATCTGTTTGGTCATCGAGCTTCGCAAGATTGTCATTTGGTTTGCTCCTTCTTATAAAATCTTCCCACAAAGGTTTAATCATCTTGTGGTTTTCAGACACCTTTTCTGCCATGATAGCTGTTCTTTTATCCACCTCAATAAGAGTCTGCATAGTCCATCCAATAGCACCTGCAAACAAAACAATAGATACACCTGTTGCTATTTCTTTAATATTCATTAGCACTTCCACCTTCTTCTGGCTTGTCTTAATCGACTATTAGGATTCTTTGCAGCTTTAGGAAACTTTTTCATTTGCCCTGCTGATCTTGCACAATAGGATTTGCGTCTGTTTGCAGCCTTACTGCCTTTTTTAACTTTGCCAGTAACAGCTGTTTTTAACTTGCTTCCAGGGTTCTCTCTTCTATATCGAGAAACACCTGCTTTAGTCATTCCCGCTCCAGATTTAGTGGAGCGGAAATACTTTTTAGTTTTTGGAGGCTGTTTATCTGCTTTTCTTGTCATGATAAAAATAAAGTTATTTTGTTACCAGTGCCAGTGAAAGCGGATACATATGCTCCGTTTTCTGCTAATATTCCATTACTAGGAATATTTAATGTATGTAATCCCGTAGGAAAACTTTGAGTCAATAATGTTGCTCCTCCGTTTCCATCGGTAATTGTTAATGCTCCAGCAGCATTTCCAAAAATTACAAGCTGTCTTATTCTTGACCTTGTCGGACCTACAGCCGCAGCAGAACCTTGGTCGTGGTTGTAGGCTTTTACGTCAGATACTGAACCTGCCATTATGCTCTCCTTTATCCAGCGGATACAGTTAGAACACCTGAGTTGCTCCAAACTTGACCAGCAACAGAAGGATCTGATGTTGGAAGATCTTTTATAATCACAACACTGTTTGTTCCATCATGTGTGATTGAAATATTTTCTGTAATTACGCCAGTTGTTGCGTTTTGATCGATTTCTTTAAATCCACCCTTTGAACGGACTGGACCTGAAAAAGTAGTATTAGCCATTTAAATCTCCTTGTCGTGGCAAATGTCGAAGTTAATTCTTCGTCAAGGTTTAGTTTATTATACACAAAAAAGGGCAGTATGTAACTGCCCTTTTCGTTAAATTGTAATTTAGCTTACGCTCCTGGTGAACCAAACACGGCACGAGGATCTGAGAAGCCGAAAGAAT